CAAAAACAGAAGAACCTGTAAAGGTGACAAAGCAAGTAACTCTAGATGAGATAGAAGGAATGGTAGAGAAGATAATAGAACGTAGGGGAAAGAAGTATTGTTTATTTGCTAAGAAGGACAAGAAATTATTAGGCTGTCATCCTACGCGTGCAGGCGCAGTAAATCAAGAAAGGGCAATACAGGCTAGAAGATTTAGTAAGATGAATGAAAGTCTTGATGACATTCTTGGAATGATTAGCAAAGCCGAGTATCAAGGCAGGAAGGTTGATTTAAACAAACCTTTTCGGTTAAGCGGTGAAAAAAAGAAGTTTGGGGTTTACGTAAAAAATGACAAGGGCAACACGGTTCAATTAAAGTTTGGCGACCCTAAGATGGACATCAAGCGTGATGACCCTGACAAACGCAGAAACTTTAGAGCAAGACATAATTGTGATAGTCCAGGCCCTAAGTATAAGGCAAGGTATTGGTCTTGTAAGATGTGGAGTTCTAAGAATGTATCAGATATAATAAATAAGATGGAAGGTCATCTTGAAGATATTGGTAAGTTAAATAAATGTGCAGTAACAAAAGCAATTAATTTAATTAAAGCGCCAAAAAAACCACAACATTATGGTGGCGGTAAAACACCTAAAGGTAAAAAACCTAGAAGAGACCCTCCAAGTAAAACACAATGGAATAATTGCGTAGAGAATGCAAAACGATTACGCAATTATCAAGGCCAACCTATGACTACAACACCTAAAAGATTTTGTGGGGCATTGTGGTATGATTACCAGAAGTTTGGTCACAAACAATCAGGTTCAGACCGCGCACCAAACCCGCCAAAGCCTCACGCACCACGGCAAGGCGGTAAAGAGCCTGGTAATGTACAAGACATTAGTGGTTATGAATTTAGAACTAGAATGTTTGATACGTCAGGTTACAAACCTAAAACATTAAATCGCAGAAACATAGCAGAATTACTTGGCGGAAAGAAAGGAAAGAAGTAGTTTCCGGAAAGTTTACGTGACTTATATACCCTTTTACACATAGACAAGTATGACAGAATGCACTTGTGGTGGCAATCATGCTAAATCTGAGGACGAAGAAATCGTCGCAACAGAGGAAGTAGAATTAGCTGCTGGATTAGAAGAGCCAGTTGAAGTTGGTAAGGAAGAGGCACTTATGAAAGATATGGAAGCCACACTTGCTAAACTTAAAGATGTTCTAGCTTACTTAGAAACTATGGAAGGCGAAAAAGCCGAAGAAGAAGAGGAAGAAGAGGAAGAAGAACCAGAAGAAGAAGCCGAAGAAGAGGACGAAGAAGAAGAAAAAATGTATCGAGCCGATAAAAAAGAAGAAAAAACTTCTACAATCGAAGATTTAGAAAAATCTTTAGCAACCTTAAAGAAACACGGCATTAACGTTTATACAGGAAAGAAAGCAACACCTGCTCCAGCACCTAAAGCTGAAGAACAAAAGGAAATTAATTTCTTGAATGTATCAAAATCACTAGAGGAAATAGATAGTATGAAAGCAAACAAAAACTTAGTAGGAGGTTTCTAAAATGGCTGGAATGAGTTTTGAAGATTATGTAAATGCTTATTACAAAGGCGGATTAGACATCTCCAAAAGATACGGCATAAAGAAAGATGATTTGACAACAGGCGACAGCGCATACTTTAACACAATGTATGGTGCAAGTGTTTTCAATCAGCTAAACACAAAATCTGATGTATTCAAGCTTTTCAGAAAAGAAGGCTGGACACAATCTGGATGGAGAACATTAACTGCAAGAACTGCGGCAGCATCTAACATTGGTGTAGCAGAAGGAGCAGGATTTGGAACATCTGATGTACCAGACCTTTACGAAATGGAAGCTACTATCAAAGAAATTGTAAGTCCATACACAGTTTCTACAAGAGCAGCTATTCTTTCTGAAGCAGATGACGGAATTAAAGGATTAGCAACTTTCCTAAGAGCGCAAGCAGCAGAAGCACACTCTCATTACATTGACACACATTTATGTGCAGATTATGCAGCAGTTGCAGTAGCTGGCAGTGATGTAAACTTTACACCACTTACACGTATTGCAAGCAACTTTGCTCAAGTAAGCGCACGTTCAGGAACTGCCGCAGCAGAAGTTAATGTTTACAACTTAGCTCGTGATAATGATGTTACAAGACAATGGGCAGACGCTTATGTTAGTGGAGCTGGTGGAACAAACAGATTCTTGTCTTTAGATTTACTTGACGTAACTATTCAAAATGCAATAGAAAATGGAGCTTCATACGATAATCTAATTTTGTTAATGGGTCACCAACAGTTGACTGAATTAAAACAATTAATTACTTCAGGAAGCAGCAATGCAACATGGAGAATGGCATTAGAATCACAAGCACCAAAAGGAACAAACGGAGTTACTTCAGAACCTGGAATGAACCTAGATGGACGCATGGGATACTATGACAGCATACCAATTTATGCAACACAACACTTGGCTACAGGAATGACTGACCAAAGTGGTGGAACTTCAATGGGACCAATTCTATTGTTAGATATGGAACACTTGTACATGAAGATTGCAGCACCAACTACTTTCTTAGCACAAGAAGACTTGGCAAACGTGCAAGCATTGAAAAGAAACTATGCTTTCATGACTGCTGGTGAAATTATTTGTACAAAATTTGCAACACAAGGACTAATAACTGACTTGAAGAGCGCTTAGATAATTGGAGCTATGATATCATGGTTACGATTAGGTACAAAGGAACTAAGCCTACTTTCGTTAGGACTGATGGTGGGCGCAGCGTTGCGTTCCACCTCGGTGAAGTCCACACGTTTGACGAAAATGACAAGCGGTACAAGGAATTTGTTAAAAAGTTACTTGCCCAGCCAGACATCTTTGAAGTCCAACTTGACGTTGGGGCTAAGAAGGTCGGCGCAGGGGTTCGAACTCGCAGCAAAGCTTCTAGAGCCAAAAAAGAAGAAGTAAAGCCAAAGGCAAAGCCTAAAAAGGGTAAAGGACTTAGAAAGCCCAAGGGGAAATCTAAGTAATGGCAAACACAGTAACAACAACAAGAATAAGTAGTTCAGTAAAGACAATGCTTGTTTCTAATGCAGCAGGAATTGATTTAACAACTGATTATGCAGTAGTAATTGACCCGATTGATGTAGAAGGCTTTGACAGAACTACTATTCAATTTAGGAATCCAGATAGCGATGCACAGACTGCTCAAGTATGGGGTAGTTTGTATGGGAATCCTGCAACAGTAGGAACGGCAGCAACACCAGCAAGTAGTCAATGGGTTCAGATAGGAGACGACATAGCAATAGGGGCTACAAGCTCTGCATTGAAGTCTATATCTACAACAGGTCTAAGAAAACTATGTGTTCGAGTTAAATCGGCAGCAACATACACTACTCTTGTAGAACAGTGTTTGGTACATTGTCAGGGGACCATTTAGTGGATGGCTTCTCCTATATACTCTAATATAGTCACAGTAAGTGAGGTTGTCCCATGGGCGTAACTACTTGGGATGGTTCAGCATCTACAGATTGGGCAACGGCAGCTAACTGGGACACAGGTTCGGTTCCAACAGGAAGCACTCACGTAGTAATCCCAGACACATCAAGTATCAATAATTGTGTATTAGACCAGAATAGAACTGTTGAGTCTTTTAGAATTGATGCTAATGGAACCTTTGATGGAGATGGCAACACGCTTACTATTGATAATGAAGGCGATGCAACTACTGGAGCTTCTGAAGGTTATGCTGTAAGAATAGCTGGTATAATTTCAGGAACAGATACAGACATTCAAGTAACAACACCAGCAGCTACTAATTTAGATTTAAATGCTTCCAGTGGAAACATTAGAAATTTAACAATTAATCACGCAAGTTGTGATGCTCAGTTACAAGCAGCTGCAAGTATAACTGGAAACCTTACAATAACGGCAGGAGAATTAGATACGACAAGTAGTGACCATGCCCTTACAGTAACAGGAACTACAACAGTAAGTAATGGAACCCTAACTCTTAATGGTTCAACTTGTATATTTAATACAGGGGCAACGGCAGGAGGTTTGATTACAGACCACACTTCAGCAGTTGTAGTAGCTGATGCAGATTCAACTTGTACGTTTGGTTCTATAGCACTTCATTCAGATGGTTGTGATGTTCGTTTAGCAGGAACAAATACAATTAACAAATACCTTGCGTCTACAGATATAATAATAAACGCAATGAATAATACAGTTGATGCAGCTTCAGCATTTACAGTTACAACTCCAGATGCAAAAGGATTTGCAGTTCAAGACACATCAGTTACTTTAACAATAACTCCAGCTTCATCTATTGCATATAAATTAGAAGATACTATGAATGTGGCTGCACTTACAATAAGTGCTAACGCTTCTTTGACTACATTAGATGGTAGCTCAAACAGAGGGCTTAATGTATCAGGAGATTGTATTGTAGATGGAACACTTACAGGTAATGCTTCAGCAATTAGTCTTGGAAGTCTTGCAGTAGGAGGAACCTACAGTGCAACAAGCGGAACAACTACAATAACCAGTGAAAGAAGCAATGGCCGAGCTGTAGATATTGTAGGAACTTTTCATCATAGTAATGGAACTTTAAAAATACAAACAGCAGCAGATACAGATTTGCGTTGGCCTTCAAGTAGTAATTGTAATGATTTAATTATAGACCACGCAAGTTGTATTGCACGACCTACAGGCAGTAATAAACCACCAATAGCAGGAGACTTAACAATAAATCAAGGTAAATTTAGTTTGTTGGATACAGATGGTTCGACAACACATCCATGCACGGTAACGGGCAATTGTGTTGTAGGAGATGGTTCAGGTTCAGCAAATACAGCAATATTTGAAGGTAGAGATGATTCAGTTACTTTTGGAAGTCTTACAATAGATAGTGATGGTCATTATGATGCAACAAGCGGAACTACTACTATTAAAGGAAATGCAAGTAGCTCTTCTAATTTAGCTTTAAACATCGACAGCAATGCAACGTTTACACATAATAGTGGAACTATTTTGTTTGACGGCACTAATACTTTTGGAGGTAGTAGCTATGGGCATTTTTATTTTGGTGACAAAACGTTTAACGACATTACAATAAATGCAAGTGGTAAGTTTATTCAACCAAGAAAATCAAGCACTACAACTTTAGACATTAATGGTGATTTAAATATAACGGCAGGTCAGTTAAGTAATTACAATAATGATATAATTTGGGATATTGCAGGCGATGTAGATGTTTCTGGAACGCTGGGCATAACAGATAGCACAGGAGCTTATTCTTTTGCAAGTCTTACAATAAACAGTGGAGGAACCTACAATGCAACAAGCGGTATTACTACAATAACTTCAGAAAAGGCATCAACAGGGTTTGCTTTGAAAAATGAGGGGACATTTACACACAATAATGGAACCATAAAAATAACAACTGGAGCTGCTACACATATTATGGAAAGTAATTTTTACAATTTGACTATAACGTCCAGTGCAGCCAGTCACGAAATTACATTAAGAGAT